GGATTGAGAATTCTCCACCGAAGTCAGGTCTACCATGTTTCGCCATACAGACTTCAACAAAATTATCAATTAAATCTTCAAGATTTTCATAGATATCACCGAAAGCTTTATGTTCAGCAAAAGACATAGTTTGCCAATGAAAAATCCTCATTTGATTTTCCATCGCTAGTAAGTTTATAATAATTTCATTTGTCATGGTATAACGACTTGTAAAGGACCAAATAACAAGTCACTTAATATATCCTGACCTGTATTAGGTTTATTTGTATTTGTATTTGTTGTGGTATTTGTTTCAGGTTCTGTTGTTGGTGCAGACTCAGGTGTTGAGAAATCACTGTTCCAATTTTTTTGAGCCTCAGGAGTATTAACATAATCATTCATTGACTTGTTGAATGCCTCCTCACCAACTTGACTTATATATTCATCAGGACCTACAAAATTGCCAGCACCAATATAATCTAAAAATCCGGCCCAAAATTTTGTTCTAATCATTAAACTTCTAACCGCTCTGTTACCCATCAACCTTGGGACACCACCTAATTTCCAATTCGATATACCTTTTAATCCTTTAGCAGTACTACCACCATAGAGTCTAAAAAGTTTACCATCTTGTTCAACAGCTTTCTTAACTTGGTTTGCCAACTTGATTGTTTCATCTTTTGACATAGGTTTAGATGCTGCTCTTCTAATCATTGAGGAAGCCTTTTGAGTTCCTGAGCCAACTTTTCCGAAAAGATCAATGGCATCATTTACAGTTTGTTTCAACGGTGCCGATAATTTCCCACCAGGTATCTTGTTTACTAGTTCTTTTAATTTTGGTGCCCACCTTCTGTAAGTACCAAAAAGTTTACGTGTCATAGAACTACTATTTGCAACATTTTTCAACATCGCAACAGCCTTGGCTTCGTTTCCAACTTTGGCAAGTTTAATTGCTTCATTAGCAACTTTTATAGTTTTAGAACCTTTACCGGCTAATAAAATTGGTTTAGCAGCCAAATCACCAACATATGGAATTGCGGCAATTATGGATAACATACCAAAAAAAGTATCACCTTGTCTAATGTAATCAACACCATTAACCACATCGACAATTCCTGTTGGATCGAAAATTCCAACAATATCACCTAAGGTGTTCCACCAAGCTTCATTCAACACATCACTTTCGTTCAATGAAGTAACTACTTTATCAAATTGGTCTTCTGTAAGGATAACCTTCATATCATTTGTTTATTAGTATAAATAGTCAGTGATATAAAAAAGAAAACCCCCACTTTATGTGAGGGTCAATCTTTATTTTGTTTCTAAATTCAGAACCTGTTGTCGTTTCTCTTCAACAAATGTATTCACTCGTTTTCGAGCAACTTCAGAATAATCAGGTGACAACTCAATTCCTATCCACTGACGGTCCAAGACCTCAGCGGCCACCAAACTAGTTCCACTACCTGCAAAAGGATCTAATACAACGTCATTCTTATAGGTAAGGATCTTTATTGCTTTGGTGGGAATATCCATAGAGAATGTCGCTTTGGTCATACTCCTTGTATCGGCAAAGTATTTCCACTGACCAAAAACCAAATCAATGAACTCACGTTTTTGTTCTTCAGTGTAGAAAGTTTTGGGTTTCATAACCCCGTTCTTATCTTCTCTTTCACCCGGTTCACCAACCCATTCAGGTTCACCTTTCACTTTTTTGATATGGTGTTTTTTATAGGCAAGAACAACACATTCTTTTGGGTTATAGATATAAGGAGCACTTGGACTCATCCAACTCCCCCACGCTGTGGTACGACTTCGGTGTGGTGATTCTTCTTCCAAGTCTACGATACCAAAGAATTTGTAACCAATCTCTTTCATCACTTGCCATATCTCACTCACGATAAAGACCCTTCCACCTTTTGCTTGTCGGTTAATCTCATAAGGAATGTTGAGTGCAATTCTACCATCATCTTTCAGTAATCGGTAGGCTTCTGTCATCCACTTACGAGTGAACTCCAAGTATTGTTCAGGAGTCATATCGTCATCGTGGACATCGTATTGGATACCTACCCCATAAGGTGGTGAGGTGACAATAAGATCAACAGATCCTTCATCAAGTGTCTTCATCACTTCGATACAGTCACCGTTGATGATTGTTTTTATTTTCTTTTCCATCATTTTAGTAGTTCGTAGATCATGTATATCAACATAATAGGCCAAAGTATAATTGTTATTATTATTTCACCGATGGTGAAGGTCTCTGTTGATGTTTTAGACAATATCAAATCAATTGACATGGTAAATACCATCCCTATTATGATATACAAGAACATTATTTATTTTTGATTATCTCAATCTTTCTTTGGAGATACCACAAAGCCTTTTCTAAATCTTGTAATTCTTTATCGGTACCTTTCTTTCCAGCTCGTGCAATATACTTGAATGTATTTCCAAGATGAAAGTCCATCTCTAAAGCTTCGATTACTTTGATAACCTCATAAGGATTATTCTCACCTCCATAATGCTGGGGATGATTTACATGTTCATAATTAGATGTATGATCAGACATTTGTTTTTATTTTATAGTAGTTCTTGGCGAATGGACTTTCTTCCAAAAGACCATTTTCAACCATTTCATTTATTATAATCATGGTTTCATCTTTTGACAACTTAAAAACCCTGTCAGCAATATAATTTACATGACAGGGTATCTTAAGCTCTCTATCAAAAACCCTTTGTGTTTTTTTTTCGAGAGTCATTATTGTTTCTTGGCCTTTTTCTTTCCTGACTTTTTGGTGTTCTCTACATCAGTCTCAGGAGTTTCTACCATTACGGTATTAGACTTTCGGTACTCCTTCCACTCAGACTTTGGTGCAAATGCCCAAGTAGGACTATTACCACCTGTAAGAAGGTCGGCTTGTTTATTTTCAACTCTACGGATTTGACCTGTTTGTACGTGCTTTAGTGTTTTCATATTATTACCTTTTGTAAAAATATAATAAGTAATTTGTTATTATTCAATATGGATGGTCGAAAGAATATAACTTTTTAGATCCTCCTCTGTCAACCCATTAGAAATCATTTCCAAAATGTCATAAGACATTTTATCGGTACATACTACCAAATCGCAATTGAATAACGATGTGATACGTTCCCCGTTTTTACGGGTTGATAAAATCATTTCTTTGTTGATGAATCTTTTAGTAAAACCCATTGACCGTCAGTATTTAATGTGACACTACAAATATAAGGCATATTCCATTCAGTTGGACCAACCAATGATAAAAACTTTTTACCATCTTTCCTCTCATATAAATGATAGGTATAACCCATAACAGGTTCAAATCTCAATTCAGAAGAATAAATCATCTGATTCAATTCATGAAGATCCATCAAACTTTGGAATTGTTCCCTGATCTCAGTGAATCGTTGTTCAAAAAAATGATTTACCTTTACACCTGAGTTGTGTAAAAAAACGGATACATCCTCTTTCTTTATACTCGGAGCACCAACATTTGTTCCATAAGGTAGTAATGATGCATTGTAGCCATCCTTCTTATCATATACAATACTATCGGGTTTTTTTTCTTCCATCATAAACTTTGAGTGAAAAAACTATGAATTTTTCTTTTAAATAATGGAATCAATGTGGGTACCAAAGGAAAGTTTTGTGTTGAAAATACTTCAAAAATAGGTAGATCCAAATTTCTTAGTGTTGAATGCTCTTCGATAACCTTTGTAAATGTTTTTTCAGTCCCTTCGTAAATCAAATTAAATCTAATTTGAGTATCTCTTTTTTTATGACTGTGAACAATATATACACATTCCCAAACAAAAACCTTATCACCAAATGTATCTTGATAAACAACATACGAAACTTTCTCTGAGAGTTTCTTTTTGTTTTTTCTGAGTTTTATTGTGGTTGAATCATAGGTAATATCCCAAATTCCCTTACACATCGCAAAATATTGTAACAACCTCTCGTGAGCGTAAGCTAAAATTTGAATCAATTCTTTTGATTCTTCATCAGAAAATTTCTTCCTATTTTTTTTAGGTTTTAACTCATATAACATAACCTCATCATCAACATTCTCAAAGTTTTTGTCAATAATATAGTATTG